ACAGGGCTTGCTACAGCGAATCAGGCGGTATTGACCACCGGATTGACTGGCACGCCCGTTTTAACAGCGCTAGCGGCTGATGGCCAGCTTATTGTAGGCTCTACTGCTGGGGTTCCGGCGGCAGCAACTCTGACGCCAGGAACTGGTATTTCAATCGCTAATGGATCAAATACCATCACAATTAGTGCTACGGGCGGAGGTTTCGGGATAGCCACTATTGCAGGAACCACGCAAACAGCGGCAGTCAATACCATGTATATTGCGCTTAACGCAGGTCAAACCACATTAACGCTGCCCGCCACGTATTCGGTTGGCGATAGCGTGCTACTGGTTGGCTCTACAGCAAATACGGGTGGATGGATCATACAGGCCGAAGCAGGTGATACGGTTCGCGTGAACAACTCGACCACATCGGCTGGCGGTACGGTTACAAGTTCTGCTGTGGCCGGACAAACTATTGAACTGGTAGCAGATGTGGCTGATACATCTTGGGTAATGATGGATACATCAAGCGTTACTCTAACGACCGCATAAGGAGAGATCATGGCTGTTGTAAATTCAGTGGGCAATGCCCTTACAGGTTCTACAGGCACAGGAGCTTTTGTTGGTGAAACCTCACCAACATTAGTGACACCTACAATTGGAGCCGCTACGGGTACTAGCATTACATTTAGTCCTACTACGGGTGGAATTGTAGGCACAACAACTAATGATGACGCGAACGCTGGAATTGTAGGGCAATATGTTACCGCAAGCATTCCATTTTCTAGCGCAGTATCTTTAACCACTGGCACGACAGCAAATGTGACTGAACTCACGTCTTTGGCGGCTGGCGACTGGGATGTTTGGGGTGAAATATTGATGAGTGGCACAGCAACCAGTGTTGCTGATAGTAATGTGGCAATATCACTTACCACAGCTACAATGCCAGGGGAACCATCTGTTGGTCTGGCTCGCACTGCGGACAGTTCGTTAGGTTCATTTGCCGCAACCGGAGCGCGCCGTTTAACCACAGGCGTAGCTAGAATAAGCATAGCATCAGCGACGACGGTGTATTTAGTTGCAAGTTGTGTATTCTCTGGTGGCACTTCAACTGTATCTGGTGCGATTAAAGCAAGGAGAGTTCGTTAATGAACATTGTACAAATATGTCAATACAAATATCCTGGTCAAGTCGAGATTGGAAATATCACTTTCAGAAAGCCATCCGATGAAATATTAATTGAAACGTGGAAGGTTCCTGATGAACCAAAGCCTACAGAAGCAGAACTTTTAGCTTACGGACTAGAGCATCAAAGAGCCATCGAGATTAACGCGCTATCTTTAGACCTTGCAGCGACTATTCAATATTTGATTGAACAAATTTCCAGATCGAAGCAATATGAAAGTGCTGTTTCTTGCGCAAGTTATGCCAACAGTACAAACGAAACATGGAAGATTGAGGCTGATACATTTATTGCGTGGCGTGACACTGTTTGGGTGTATGCTTATGAGCAGCTTGCCACCTACTCAGGTAACCAAGCGCCGTTACCCACGGTTGAACAATTTATAGCTTCATTGCCAGCAATAATTTGGCCTGTATAAATTAACCTAAAAATCGATTGATTAAACAAAATAAGGACATGAAATGCCAATTCTAAACATAAAAATCGGTGAAGTAGGATTGACCGGCGTCATACCGCAAGTCGTCTATATCAACACCAACGACACACTGGCGCAAGTAACGACCACTGGCTACCTGAATAAAGCCGTTCAAAATGGCGCATCATTCAGCGAAACCGACATGGCGCTGGTATCAACCAAAACAAGCACATCGGCCGCTAGCACGCAAATCGCATGGCTGGAAGTGTCAAAATCTGGCGATGACTGGTCTTTAGTGCCAACTGGCTCTCCTGGTGAGGTGGTGTTACCTACCGTTGCGAACCAACTGGCTCACGCAACCAATACTACTGGCACTCTGTCCACCGATGCCGCTAACGTCACAAACGCTGGTAACATTACAGCGACAGGCGCTGCTTTGATCGCAGGAACCACGGTAGCCGCAGGAACAACAGTCACAGGCGGCACAGGCATTATAGCCACTACAGGAAACGTCACAGCAACGGCTGGCAACGTGGTTGCAGGCTCAAGCGGTACGGCTGGCACGTTTATATCATTCCCAGCGACTGCGGCTAACGGCACACTGATTCTCTCAGCCTTAAATGCTGGTGGCGCGTTTAACACGACTATTCGCAATAGTACCATGGGTCAATCGTCTGTTGTCTCAATTCCAGACCCTGGTGCGGCGACTGCTAATTTCCTACTGGATACTGGCGCTGCTAACATTTTAGCCAAGCAACAGTTTGTAGGCTTGAGTCAGGTTTTAACATTTGGCACAGGCACGTGGACTATCACCCGTATAGCGCAAGGCAACTACGTTTCACGCCATACACCAGGGGATGAAACATCTATCATCGCCATCGATGTGACGCCTGCGATTCGCATTGCCGCCAGCAAAGGGTTTAGACTCGATAGCTTTGATGTCATATACGCCATTGCAGCTAACGCGCTTGATGCTCATAGCGTTACATTAGACAGGATTGCTTATGCCGATAACGTGGCAGTCAGTGTTACAAGCATTGCCATCACAGCAACCTTGGCTACTGCGACTCAAGCAAACCCTTATGTCACCAATGCTGTTGTTGACGTTCCTGCATTTGACGTGACTGCTGATAGCAAATATGTCATTGAGGTAACAGTTGATAACGCCGCTGCTTCCGAGTATGACTTTTATGGTATCATGTTGCGTTTCAGTGAAACGATTGGTTAAAAATCACGCGCCAGTATTTATTGTGCTGGCGCAGCTTTAAGGATGTAAGATGAATAAAGAACAAATGATCCAACGTGTAAATGAGTTAAAAACCGCTGCTGAAAACAGTGCTGCTAATCATAATTCGCTCATAGGTCGATTACATGAGGCTGAGCATGTGTTGGCTATGATGGATGCTTGTGGTTTAGATGATCAAGTTGAAGTTATAGAGGCTTCCGCAGTAGAATAATCGTACTAGCCACGCTATGCACAGAGCATAAGAAGGCCGAGGGCTTTCACGCGTGGCAATTCAATGCTAATATATTTATAGCAGCGTGGGTTTACTCCATGAAATTATCCTTTATCCCCTTTCCGGCGCTGCTACTATGATGAAACGAATCGCTTTATTATTGACAGCATCATTATTCCTGACTGCGTGCGCAGAAAAATACACTGTTTATCCTGTCGGGGTTCCCTGTATCTACCCCTTGTACGGGAAAAATTTTGGTATTGGTGAAGACGGTTATCAGGTATACGTTGATCGCGTTGTATATGAAGTTCCTACGGCTTTTATCACTGACTTGGCATCAATACCACGCCCATTATGGATATTCACCTCACCCCTTGAATTCAACACCATAGGCGCGTCAATCCTGCATGATTATTTTTATTCAGGTAGACCAAGTGTTACGCGCAAATACGCTGATGATGTGTTCTACAATCATATGATCCATGATGGCGCACACCCTATAAAAGCATGGTGCTTCTGGGTTGGGGTTCGTATGTTTGGATGGTATTCATTTAGGGGGTAACAATGGAAATGAGCCTAAAGGATTGGCTTATATTGCATGAAGGAGTGAGATATAAACCATATTTATGCACGAGTGGCAAAACATCTATAGGAATAGGGCGTAACCTTGATGATAACGGCCTAACTCTCGAAGAAATACATTACCTACTAGATAACGACATTAAGCGATGCAAACGCGAGCTAGAAATATACCCATGGTATATATTATCGCCGCCTGGCGTGCGCGATGCCCTAGTAAACATGTGTTTTAACATGGGTATTAAAAGGTTGCTGGGATTTAAGAACATGATCACAGCATTGTTAGCTCGAAACTATCGAAAAGCCGCTATGGAAGCGTTAGATTCAAAATGGGCAAAACAGGTGGGTAAACGCGCGCATGATGTGGCTGATGTGATTCGGAAGGGTGTTTGATGGGTGGTGAAGATATTATCCAGATAAACCTTATCAACTGGCTGCAATTCCATCATCCAGAGGTTTATGAGCATACCCTGCACATCGCGAATCAAAGATCGTGTTCCCAGCAACAAGGTCGCTTATTAAAGCGCATGGGGGTCAAAAAAGGCGTTGCAGATTTGTTTATAGCTCTCCCCGTTAATGGCAAGCATGGTCTGTGGCTGGAAATCAAATCTCATGGCGGCAAGCCCTCGCAGGAACAAAAGGTGTTTATTGCCCGTATGATAAGACAAGGGTATGAGGGTTCTATTGTGTATGGGCTAGAGGAAGCAAAGGAGGCTATTTTGCAATATCTTGGGGAAACTGCTTAGATTTTATCTTGTATCCATTCTCATTGCGCTTCACAAACAAAATTTCAGGACTTTTAACCGTTTGCAGCATTTCCTGCATCTTTCCTAAATTACGCATGTGCATATACCAGTCTGATGGCTTTTCACAATGTTTCTTGATGTACTGGCCATAAAACACGTTTCGCGCTTTGTCGCTTGATGGTGTGTAATTTTCATAGACTGTGTGCTGGTTCCCATTATTATCCTTGCAAAAGTACGCGCAATGAATGCGAAACGATTGAGGTGTTCCCGATATGCCATAACGCGCCTCAAACACGCTTAACATGTCTGTGTAGGCTTTTGACGGCTCCATGGATAGTTTGGCATTTGGGTCGATTAACTCGGCGTCACAAGCGCGACAGTGGCGACTGGCTATATCGTTCTGCGTGCCACATGAGGCGCAATCCTTCCATTCAAAATAGTAGCCGCAACGCTGGTCATTAACGCGCCCTACACAACGCCTAGCTGTTTCGGTGTTCATTTCGTTACAAGCGGGGCATATGATGACTTTTGGTTTATCTTTGTCTATAGTCTGCGTTAATGCGTCTAAAAGAATAGGGTTATCCCAATGGCTATGACGTTCGATGTTACCGGCATAATCTAAAATAAGAGCTTCCCGCTTGAGTGTGTCGGGAGATAATCGCAACGCTCGCCCCATGGTCTGTACAATCAATACTAACGATTCACTTGGACGCAGATAGGCGATCATGTCATAGGCCG